AACGAACAGATAGCCGCACTGGTTCAAGCACTCTTGGCGAAATAGGCTATGACCCAGAGCAACCAAACTTATTCTGCGACATGCGAGAATACAGAATGTTGCAGTACGTCAACCCACCCGCAAAGCGGCATAGAGTCGCGAAAATGTGGCTGCAATACAACCACCAAAAGTGCGGATACGGAGCGACAGTGTACGTGCGGAACCAAGCGCCAAGAGTCCTTGGAACAGCATGGGACACAAAACTACTGCTGCTAACATGGGAACTACAGGCTCCTACGGCTATAAAAACACAAGTTGTTAAACAAAAGAGAAGGCTATAATGGAAACTATGCTAATCTTTATGTTGGTAATTCTGGAAAAGAATGTTCCAACAATGGAGCTAGCATTTAGAGAGTTGACTTCCTGCCTTGAGTACAAAGTAGCCTTAGTGCATCAGGATATTGGTCAACACGCTATTGTAATGCCAAAGAATAGACATTTTGATGCGTACTGTGAACCTAGAGTAGTTCCTGTGGCTGATGTAGGTACTAAACTGTTACTTAGAGATCCACCACCAAAAAAAGAGGAAAACTAATATGCCGGGGTATGGTATGAGTTATGGAAAAACTGGCACAATGAAAAAAAAGAAAAAGAAAGCTGCCAAGAAGAAACCAATGCGTAAAACCACTGGTAGAAAAATGTATTAAAAAACACTTGACTTTTTGTCAAAAGTATGATATAATCTAAACTGTATCTTAAACTAATTAAGGGAATACATAAGATGACTAAGGAACTAGAAGTTTACTTTGCTAATTACTTTGAGATGTTTCGTTCAGAAGGTTGGAAACAACTTCTTTCTGATCTAAACCAAAACGTAGCGCAAATAAACTCAGTTGAACAAACAACAGATAACGACAACCTGCATTTCCGTAAAGGACAACTTGCAATACTTGCTACTCTGTTTAACTTAGAAACTCAAATTAACAATGCTGAAAACGACGCTAAGGAATCACAACAGGAAGAACTTGACTTAGAAGACAATGTTCAAGCTGTATGATTTTAAGTGTTTAGATGGGCATGTATTTGAGGCACTAGTATCTGAAGATAAACGCACAATTAGGTGCGAAAAGTGCGGGTACAGTGCTAAGAGGGTTATCTCTCCTATCAGGTCTTCTCTTGACCCAATAAGCGGAGACTTCCCTGACGCTACTAAGCGTTGGGCAAAGGCTAGGCAGAGTCACATCCAATACGAAAAAAAGCAAAGTTCGTAGCTAGAACTCTTTTTTAATCTCTCCATAATACTAAGGTACGGAGTTTAATAATGGCTAAAATAATTGAGCGTGAGGATACGCAAGCGTCTACTGAAGACGTGTTTGCGGAACAACAAGAGCAACTGGAGGTGGAAGAACAGGTAACTCCTAGTGAACCTGAGATTCCTGACAAATACCAAGGCAAGTCTGCACAGGAACTTGTACAAATGCACCAAGAAGCTGAGAAGCTATTGGGGCGACAAAGTTCTGAGGTAGGTGAGCTACGTAAGGTTGTTGACAACTACATCCAAACACAACTCACAACAGAACCCCAACAACAACAAGAAAAAGTCGAAGAAATAGACTTCTTTACTGATCCTGATAAGGCAGTAGCACAAGCTATTCAGAACCATCCTAAAATTAAGGAAGCTGAAACAGTTAGTCAACAGTACAGGATGCAAACTGCATTATCTGCACTCAAGACCAATCACCCTGACATGGAAACTATCCTAAAGGATACTAAATTTGCAGAGTGGATTCAAGCCTCTAAGATTAGGACAAAGCTGTTTGTAGCAGCGGATAAACAGTACGACTACGAATCTGCTGATGAACTTTTCAATCTTTGGAAAGAACGTCAACAAATGATTGGTCAAGCTGCTAACGCTGAAAAGCAAAGCCGCAAACAAGCAGTACGTACAGCTAGTACAGGTAGTGCCAGTGGTAGTTCTGAATCAAGCCCTAAGAAAATCTATAGACGCGCAGACATTATTAAACTTATGAAAGACGATCCTCATAGGTATACTGCTCTCCAAGATGAAATAATGAGAGCGTATGCTGAAAAGAGGGTCAAATAGTATATCTGAGGAGATATTAAATGACTGATTCTACATATCCCGCAACTGGAGGGTTTGTTGACAATACTAGCGCAGCAACCTTCATCCCGGAAATCTGGAGTGACGAAATTATCGCCGCTTACCAGAAAAACCTTGTCTTGGCAAACCTTGTCAAGAAGATGTCAATGGCTGGCAAGAAAGGTGATACGATCCATGTACCTAAGCCTGTACGTGGCGATGCACACGCTAAAGCAGAGAATACTGCTGTAACGGTGCAGAACGCTACGGAAAGCGAAGTGCAAGTATCCATCAACAAGCACTGTGAATACTCACGCTTGATTGAGGATATTACGGATGTACAAGCCTTGTCTTCTTTGCGTCAGTTCTATACTGAAGATGCTGGTTATGCGCTGGCTAAGCAAGTTGACACCGACCTCCACTCGTTGGCTACTGGCTTGGGTGCGTCTGGTACAACATCTACGACCTACGCAAACAACGGAGGTACTTTCTTTGTAGACGCTTCTAATGGTCTTTCTGCCTACGCTGTTGACACCGTAGTTTCTGCTGACGTATTTACTGATGCAGCATTCCGTGGTATCATTCAGAAGCTAGACGATGCTGACGTTCCTATGGACGGACGTAGCTTCATTATCCCACCTGTTGTTCGCAACACCATTATGGGTATTGATCGCTATGTTAGTTCTGACTTCGTAAACAACGGTCAAGTTACAAACGGCCAGATTGGTCAACTGTACGGTATTGATGTTTTTGTCAGCACTAACTGTCCTGTTGTTGAAACCGCTAGTGCTAACTCTAATAGCACAGTAGACTCTTTGGGCTGCTTGTTGATGCATAGTGATGCTATCGTTATGGCAGAGCAAATGGGTGTACGTTCACAGACTCAGTACAAGCAAGAGTTCCTCTCTAACTTGTTCACTTCAGACACTTTGTACGGAGTAGCTGTACTTCGTCCAGCGTCTGGTCTGACTCTGGTAGTTCCTGCTAGCTAATAGTAGGTTAAGCATGGGGCTGCTTAGGTGGCCCCTAGCTTTCTTTTTAAGGTGAGTATATGTGGCAATCTTTGATTGGGCCTATAACTGGGTTAGCAGGTACTTTCCTTAAAAACAAAGCTGCTGAAAAGCAAGCTGTACATGACTCCAAGATGCGACGTATTGATGCGGACGCTGATTGGGAAACTCAACAAGCCGCTGCCTCTCAGTCTTCTTGGAAGGATGAGTGGTTTGCTATTATCCTAAGTTTGCCATTGATAGGTGCGTTTATACCTACAATGGTTCCATACGTTGAGCAGGGGTTTACTGTATTGTCCACAATGCCAGATTACTACAAAGCATTCCTTGGTGGTGCTATAGCTGCCAGCTTTGGTATCAAAACCTTGTCTAGCTGGGGTGGCAAATGAGGGCAGAAAGTTTCTTCTTTGGTAATCCTTTTGCCTCAGAGTTTGAGTTACCTCCCGGCTTCATGGGCGGCGTGGCTTCTGCTGAACAAGAACAGAAGGAAGAAGAAAAATATACTCCTCCACTAGCTTCTAATCCTCTGTACACAGCAGGACAGCTAGGCTCTATTACTGATGCATACAGAAACATTTTAGCATTAGGGGCAACTACAGATGATCCTGACGAAGTAGCTTCTTACTACGATTTAGGTCTTAGAGAAGCAGAAACAACTTCAGGGTTAGATCCTTTTGCTGATACCTTTGGATCTGAAGCCGCAGGTATGGGAGGCGCACCTACAGCATTATCAAACATTGTAAGTGCAGAAGACTACTTGTCTTCAGTTACAGGGGAGTTGCCTGAACTCCCTCAAGACCAAGGCGACTTTCAAGGTAAGCTAAACAGATTTACCAACGCTTCTCAAGAAAACCTTGGTGACTTTCAAAACGCAATAAGAACACTGCTGCTTGACAAAGTACCTCAAGTACAAGCGACTACAGGTGCAAACTACGAACAAGCACTTTATGACGTATACACCAAAGACCCTGAAGTACAACAACTTATGGGGCAGTACGGTGTCAATCCTCTTTTTTCAGACGGTACAGGACAGTACCTATATGACCCCTTTAGCTTTGGTGAGCTAAGAACATACGAAATAAATGAAAGTGACTTTTCTACTGGCGTAAGAACTCTTGCTGAAGTAGGCAAGGCTGTTATGATTGCTCAGGTTTTGGGAGGAGCTAAAGAAGCATTAGGCAATATTTTTGCAGATGTTCCTTTGTTTGGCGAAGAAACTGTAACTACAGGAGTAGACGCAGCAGGTAATCCTATTTATGATGTAGACACTAGCGGTGTAACTACTATTGGAGACGTTTTTTCAGGAGGATCTACTGCAACAGCAGGAGATTCTATAGGCGGGTTTGCTGGCCCTGTTAATATGCTAAGTTCTATAGCAACTGCTGGTAAATACTACGACCCAGATGATCCTCTGCTTCAAGAAGAACGTATTGAAACTGCCGCAGAACAAATAAAAAATAGAACTTCAAACAGACAAGAAGCAGAAAAGATACTGCTTGAAGCAGACCTTGACCCTTTTACCATAAAAGAAATTTTAGACACTGCTTATGGAGTTGTTCGTAAAGTTGACCTTTCAGAAGAGACTACAGACACTGCTGAAAAAATAGTAAAGCCAGACGAGCCTGACGAAGTTACCCCACCACCAGAAACAACTTTTGAAACTATTGTTGATCTAAACGATGTTACATCAGACGTTGATATGCAAGATCCACAAGACCCTGCTCTCAACATACCACCACCAGCAATTGACACAAGTGAAGTAGGCGGCAGCAAAACTTCATCAGCAGCAGAAGCAGCAGAAGCACAAAAAGGACAAGAAAGCGTTAAAGCACCTTCTGCACCTTCACCTTCCGCACCTCCTCCTCCTCCTCCTCCTTCTGCGCCACCACCAGCTTCTCCACCACCACCATCTTCTGGAGGAATGTTCACACAAAAGCAGGTAGATGATTTTGTATCTATTGCTTTAGCTGGTGCTACTTCTGGGTTATTTACGCCTGAAGAAGTAGAAGAAGTCAAACAAACAGTATTAGCTAATCTTCCTGAAGACACTACTTTGTTTGACCAAGGGGATATAGATGCTGCTGTTCAAAAAGCTGTAAGTGAAGTAGAGGCAGATTTTACTACAGAAAAAACAGGTCTTGAATCAACTATTGAGGGTTTAGAAGGAGAACTAGAATCAGCGGGTACAGCTATTGAAGGTTTAGAAACTAAATTAGAAACATCCGCAACAGCTTTAGAAAACGCACAAGATACAGCGTCGTCATTACAGGCTGAACTAAATTCAGCTAATGAAGCAATATCTAACCAAACTGGAACAATAGCAGCCCAAACAGAAAGCATACAAACTTTAGAATCTTCAGTAACCACTTTAGAAGGATCTATAGATTCTCTAAACACAAAACTTACTGAGGTTACGGAAGCTAAAGCCGCAGCAATAGAAGCTGGTAATACTGCTCTTTCTGAAGCTATGGAAGCCGCTGAAACTACACTACAGAACACAATAAGTGAATCAGCAACAACTTTACAAAATGCCATAGCAGCAGGAGAAACTAACGTAGCAAATGCTGTGCAAGCTGGTCAAGATGCTGTAGACGCTGCTGTAGCCGCAGGAAATGCTGCTGTAGAAGCAGCGGAAGCCGCAGGTGCAACAGCAACAGCGGAAGCAGTGGCTGCTGGAGAAACTGCAACAGCGGAAGCAGTAGCAGCAGGAGAAGCCGCAGCAACCGCCGCAGAAGCCGCAGGACGCGAAGAAGGTTTTGGTGAGGGTTTTGGTGAGGGTCAGGGGCAGGGGCGCGGAGAAGGCGCTGGTGTAGGCACAGGGATAGGTCTTGCTTTAGGTCTGGGCGCTGGTATGCTAACACCTAACAGTGTGACAAAAACTATGTTTGAAGACTTTAAGCCTGTAGATTTGTTTGAAAGACCTGAACTACTGAAGCCTATAGGATTGTTTGGTCAATACGACTTTAGACCTGAAATTTTTAAGAGAACAGCATGA